GCGGTGGTTCGTGTCGGTCGATGCCGAGAACGTGCGCACCCACGGCAAGGCGGCGGCGCGGTGGGGTCTGCCCGTCGCGTACTTGGTCGCCAATTCGACCGAGGCGGCTGCCTTGCGTGTGACCGTCGAGGAGTTCCGCACCGAGCAACTCGGGCGACTGACCTGCCCCGCGGGCAGCGTGTGGGCGGGCGACGGCTTCGGGCCGTCGTACGTCTCGGGGCTCGACGGGCGGCGCGCTTCGCTCTCGGTGGGTCACGTCGCGGGCGCGTGTGCGGCGTGTGGTGCGTGTCTCCCCTCGGGGCAGGTGCGTGACGTTATTTTCCCCCGCCACGGTGGCGCGGGGTCGCCGGAGACGTGGCAGCGGCTCGAAGTGCGGCGGGCGGTGCGGGTATGACCCCGCCCCCGTCGGTGTGTGTGTGGTGCGGGTGTGTGGTGTACGCGGTGGGCGGCGGTGTGTGGGCGGTCGAGGGCGGCGGCGTCGAGTGTGACCGCTTCCCCTTCGGTGTCGGTCGCCACGCCCCCCGCCACGAGATCACCCGCCGCGGGACCGAGTAACCCGCACCCTTCACCCGTCGGGCAGTCGGCTCGTCGATCTCCGCGCAACGTGACAGGCGGTTTTCGACGATCCACCACCGAAACACGCTCGGCGGGTACTTTCACCCTCGGCGGCAGATCGCCGCCGCAACCTAGAAAGGGTCACACCTATGGAAGACAGAATTAGCCCCATCTGCGGCACGTTCCTCGGCGAGCCGCAAGCGTGCAGCGTCGAAGCGGTCGCCACCGTCCAGGCGGGCGCGCGCCACTTCGCCGAAGGTCCGCGGGACTCGTCGAGCTCGACCCCTGCGGTGCTTGCGCTGGTGCTTGCGCTCGGCGTTGCTTGTGTCGTATTGTCAATGCCGACGCGCCGCAACGGGCGACGCGTCACCTACCGAAAGGGTCACAAGTGAGCAAGAGCAAGAGCAAGAAAGCAACGGAAGCGGCAGACGTGCGTGGCTGCGTCGATCTCCTCGACACGGTGCGCGGCTGGCACGCCGTGGAAAACAACGAGGGCGCGAGTCTCGCGGAACTGTGGGCGTTCTCGCCTGCGTCGCTTCACGGGCTCACCGGCACGCACGCGGAGAAGGTCGGCACGTCAATGGACGTGTACGACCTCCTCGACGACTTCCGTGCGGGCGAGTACGCACGCCCCGAAGGGTGCTACGCGGTCGCGCTCGTAACGTGGGGCTGGGCTGCGCCGATCAACCCCGCAACGGGCGAGATCGACGGCGCGCCGAGTTCGCACCCGAGTCGCCGCCGCGTGCGTCTCGTGTCGTGCGTCGATCACGACGGGCGTGCCTTCTCGCGTCTCCACTTCCCCGACACGGGCGAGACGGTAGACGACGAGGGCGAAGCGCGCGGACCCCTCGCCGAAGCAATGGCGGACGCGTTCACGCGCTGACGCGCTCGACCCCTCAACCGAGAGAGAGCCCGCGCACTCGGCGCGGGCTCTTTTCGTTCCCCGTCGATCTCACGCGCCGCCCGTGTTCGCGTGTATCATCTGACACGACGGGCAACACCGCCCGCCACTAACGAAAGGGTCACACCGTGAAAGCAGTAACACTCAGAAGCCACAAGGCAGGACAAGGCACGACGGTCACCGCGTGCGCGCTCGCGCTCGCGCTTGCCGAAGCGGGTCACCGCGTCGCGCTCGTTTCTAACGACATCGACACCCGCGCCGCGCTCGCGCTGCCGACGGGCGACGAACTCAGCACCGAAGTAAAGACGCGCCTTCACTTGCTCGACGTGACGCGCTTCGGCGAACTCGACACGCTCGCGCTCGCCGGACTCGTCGGGCTCTCCGATCTGCCGCCGCGCTTCGACGTGATCGTGACAGACCTTCACGACGACACGCCGACCGCCGCGACACTCGCCGCCCACGGCTTCACCGCGCACGCCGTCGAAGTAGTGACCGCCGATTACCTCGCACTCCGTCGCTCGACGCAGGCGGCGCACGCGGGCGCGGAACGTCGGCAACACGTTGTTTTGATCGTCGAAGACGGGCGCGCACTCACGACCGCCGACGTGCGCAGCGTGCTCGCCCCCGCGGGCGATCTCGTCGAAGTGAAGCGCACCGCCGCGGTCGCTCGACAACTCGACGCGGGACTACTGGCGCACCGCCTGTCCGCCGACCTCGCGCCCCTCGTCGAGTTCGCCGAGAGCCTGCTACGCGAGCCGCACCGCGTCACCGCCGCACCGAAGGCACGCCGCACCGCGAAGGGGGCAGGCAAGTGACCGCGTACAACGTCGAGCACCTCGCCGAAGTGCTCGCCACACTCGCCGAGGACGTGCGCGAAGCAGTCGCCGAAGCGCAAGGGGAGACGGTCGCCGAGATCGCCGCCACCTACGCCGAGACGCTTGCCGAGGTCGCGCGGTACTGCCTCGGTGCGCTCGACGAACTCGCGCGCGGCGTGATCGACCCCGAAGGGCTGGCGAGTGACGCGGACTACTTCGAGGAGATCGACCTCTACACGGGCGCGCTCGACGCGCTGCGGCGGCTGATCGAAGCGGGCAGGCAGGTGATCGCCACCCAGTAACCCGCACCCGCACCGCGAGCCCACCGAGCCCGCCGCCACTCGACCCCCACCGAGTGCGGCGGGCTCTCTCATTCCCTCGACCAGATCGCCCGCACCCTTCACCCGAACGGACCCCGCCCGACGCGGCAGACGCGAAATAAACGCCCGTCGCGGACCCCTCGACCCCCCGCCGCCGGCAACCAGCACCCGCAGCACACTCGCCGACACACTCGACCCGCCGAAGGTCGGGGGGTATGCCGACGCGCTCACGGTGTGGGCAACGTCGAGCCCCGCCAGACCCGCAGCCCTGCCGCCTGGACTCTCGACCCGCTCGACCCGCTGCCCCTCGACCCTTCCCCCCCGCCGCCGATCTGGCAGCACGCTCGGCACGCGTCGAGCCCCGTCGCCGACCGAGCCCGAGCCCGCCCACGCCCGCGCACGCGCACCCCCCCGCCCCGTGGGGGGACCCCGTGGGGTATGGTCTAGTACCCATTCCCGTACGTTTGGGGTGCCTTGAGGGGGGTGTTGTCTGTGGTTCGGCTCTCACCGTTGTCCACAGCCGTCTGTGGATGACTCTGGGTCTTGTCCACAGGCCGCTTTTCGCGGTTCGTTCTGTGCCGTGGTTGCCGGTCTGTCTCGGGTTGGTGTTTCTCCCGCCTTCGCTGTCGCTCAGTTGGGTTGCGCTTCGCCCTGGGGGCTCGCGCCTCACTGTTGTTGCCCGGGCAGACTGGGCCCCTTCCCCCCCAAGTTGATTAGAGGCTCAACCCGTCAGATTCGGCGTCACTACCAGAAAGCCTTGTCCGTGCAGCGTGATTCACATCTACCTGACCGCCAGGGCCCGGATCACTCCTCGAGGGCCACCTCTGTTGTGCTTGGCTCACAGGATTTCTCGCCTGTCATTCCCGGGTTGGGTGCCGCAACAGATTCAGTAACAGCCAGGTCCCCAGACTGTCTGTTGGTGCTGGGGAACCCTATTTCACGCGCCTTCCCAGCTGGCTGCTGGGGTGGACAGATCGGAGGATACACCCGAGGCCGCGAAGATGTCAAGCATCCCACTAGAAAAACGAAGACCCCCCGGCCTGCGGAGAGCCGGGGGGTCTGTGCGCGTGGGTGTCGCCGTTACTCGACGTGTGTTACAGTAGCGTACAGGAGGACACAATGCAAGTAGACCCAACAATTTCTCACGGGACTCTCTATGGCTATGCGGGCCAGGGTTGCCGCTGCGCTGAATGCAAAGAAGCTTCGAGGCTCTATGGCCAGAAGTATCGATCTACGGACAACGGTCGTGAGGCGTCGCGGCGATCCGCTGCACGGAACAACTTCATCCGGCAGCGTGCGCTCGAATGGGTGCGTCGCGAGCGGCCTGACATGATCGGCATCTTCGAGCTTCAGTATCAAGAAATGCTTGACGACAAGCGTGTTATCGAGTAATGTCTTACCAAGCGCACAGGGGAGTCACCATGCTCGAAGAAATCCGTTACAGGCTACGTTCCGACCTCGAGATCACCGTCGAGGAACAAGTGAACGTCTGGGCCTTCTTCGGCCGCCTTCAAGCTGAATGTTCCCCGTGGAACAATAAGCAGGAGGCACAAGCCGATGACACTCAATAGTCCCCAGACGTTCTTCGTCACCGACATCGAAACATCCGGTGTCGACCCGACGCAAGACGTGATCTTCAGCATTGGTTGCGTCGTCGTCACATTTGACGGTGAATGCGCAACCATCGACGCGAACTACTTCTACGAAACCATCGACCAGAGCGAATGGATTCAGGCGTCCGACTGGTTCTCGACAGTGATGGACCCACAATCCACCCTGTCGTGGTGGCTGCGTCAACCCATCGACGTGCAAAAGGCCGCGTGGCGCGGCGAAGGTGTGCGTTTCCGGGAGCGCGAAGTGGCGTCGATGTTCTGCGACTTCGTCGCCGGCATGACCGCACACCTCACCACAAAGCCCGTTTTCGCGGCCAGCCCCGCCAGTTTCGACAAGCCTTTTGTCGACAAGTTGCTGCGCGACGCCGGCGAAAAAGACCCGTTCGACTACCGCACGCTTTGCATCCGGTCAATGGCCTACGGCAACCACGGTGGCGTGGCCTGGGGTAACAACGGCTGGCAACACAGATCGCAGGCCCCGCACCACGCGCTCTACGACGCCTATGGCGCAGCCCTTGACCTACAAAAACTGCTGTCTGATCGAGATGAAACAATGACCGAAGACGAACTGCTGTTGATTTACTCGGGGAACAACGATGAGTGACCAAGAACGCCATATGTTTCTACACCTCCTGTCGATGTCTTTTTTGCTGCTGGCCGAAATGCACTCTGGCGGAGTGACCGTCGGCCGCTGGAACGAAGAAAAATTGAGAATCCTGCGTGATTCAATTGAAGCTGTACTGACGTATCACAATCTTTTGGCAAACCCAGTTGAGGCCACGCGCTATGAGTGACCAAATGATGCTCTGGGAAGAAGGCCGCAGCCGCTACTACAAGGACCCGAAGCAGATGACCCGCTGGGGCGACCCAACCACCAGTTTCCAGGCGGCGGCATCCGTCGACCTAACCAAAGGCCAAAAGATCGTCATGGCCGCGTTCCGTGTCCGCAACTCAATGACCGACGAAGAACTCATCGACCTCGTTGCTGAACTCAACCTCAAATTGAGCCCCTCGGGTTGCCGGTCGCGGCGCAAAGAACTTGTCGAGCTTGGAATCCTGCGCGATTCAGGGGTGAAAGCCTTGACAGCACACAAAAGAACCACCACCGTATGGGAGATAGTCCAATGAACCACATGACCATGATCGGCAACCTGGCCAAAGAGCCCGAACTGCGTTACACCAGCAGCAGCTTGCCCATCTGTAGTTTCACTATCGGCGTGTCGAACGGCAAAAAGACCGATGAACCGCTCTGGATGGACGTCTCCTGCTTCGGTGAACTGGCCGAAAACTGCGCGGCGAGCCTCTCCAAAGGTGCTCGAGTTGTCGTGATCGGCCGTTTCCAGCGTCGGAAGTACGAAAAGAAGGACGGAAGCACCGGCTACTCGACCGAACTGGTCGCCGAAGACGTCGCAGCCAACCTCCGATTCGCCACCGTCACCATCGACAAGGGCGCAAGGGCCCCGCAAAGTCAAACACCGCAGTATGACGGGCCAGAAAGCGAGCCGTTTTGAGCATTACGCCAACCAAATACCCTTTGGACATTGACAAATTGCGCGCAATGGACTGGTGGACGCGCGTTGACGTTCGGGGCGAAGACGAATGTTGGCCATGGAAGCAGTCAAGCGGATCGCATGGTTATGGTCAGACCTGGGACGGCAAAAGCGTAAGGCTTGCTCATCGTGTTGCTTGGATTTTGCATCACAATGATGACATCCCGAACGACATGACGGTCGATCACACTTGTTACAACCGCAAATGCTGCAATCCGAGCCATCTTCGACTACTACCCAACAGGGAGAACGCTCGGAACAACGGCAATTTTCGCAAAACACATTGCCCGAAAGGGCATGAATACACCTCTGAGAATGTCTACATTCAACCTAGCAACGGTTCGCGCCGGTGCCGAGTCTGTGCAGCGGCGAGCGGTGGACGTAAATCGTGAATTCTGGTGGCATGATGCGGTTTGCCGTGGCCTTGACGCGAACATTTGGTTCCCAGAGAGGCCGCAAGGCCGCGATTACTTTGCTGTTGCTCGTTCCTACTGCAACCGCTGCGATGTACGCGAAGAATGCCTTGCCGAGGCTATGGCTCAAGACCCGGATAACGATCGGTTTGGGATGTTTGGGGGTAAAAGCCCGCGTGAGAGACAGCGCATACGCGAAGGACAAACAGAACCTGTGGTCATCTCTCTACAGCAGCCCAAGATCGACGTACCCGCGCCTATACGGCGGGAGAAGGCCGTCATTCGGGGATTCGAGAACCGAAACCGACCCGACTGGGAACAGTTGGCCCTACAAAGGAAACCACTGAAGTTGGAAAAGACAGACATCCCCAAGCAGACCCGCCTCGTTATGGAGGTAACCCCCACGCTCGGGGCATCGCAACTCACCGCCCAGGCCGCCGCTGCGCTCATCATGGCCGGCTGGGAAGACCCGATTCAGTCGAGGACCGCTGCTGCTCTCTTTATGGGCGCGTCCTACGTTGGCAACCTTGCGCACGAAGGTGTTCAGGCCGGAGTTATCACCGCGGAAGAAAACGCGGCGATCCAAGGCGTCGTCGAGCTTGCTATGCAAGTATGGAAATTTCACGCCCTGAATGGCACAATAAGTGACAACGCATAAGTCGGAGGACTGATGGCAACGAAGAAAGAAAAGCCGATTCTCGAGCCGGTGCCGGTGGCAGAAGTGGTCGCGTCGTACAAATTCACCAAAGAAGACCGCGACAAGGCCGAAAATGCCCGCGCTAAAGGCCGCGAAGACAAGAAAATAGCCCGAATGGAGAACGCCGACGAATACCGCCGCCGGCAAGACCAGATCGCCAAACTGGGCCTCACCAAGGTCGCCTCAGAGGTCGACCGCGACCAGTTGCCCGCAATCGCCCTGTCGATCATCGCTGACCACGGCCTGCGGGTCTTGGGCGGCGAATGGGAGATCAAGACCGCTGAAGAAGCCACCAAGATCGGCAAGGTTTGGCACGACATCTTCCGTCTGGAGATGGGCGAGCCGACCACAATCTCGTCCAGCCAGGAATCCGAGAGCCCCGACCAGCGGAAAAACCGCTTTGAGGAGTTGAAGCTTGAGGCGAAGCGTCGCGTGGAGGGCGGCCTTCGCGCCATTGCTGGCGACGCCGGATGAGCATAACGGTCGACAAGACCCTCCTCCTGACCGATGAGGAGTTTGCGTCGCTGACCGCGGCCGAACAAGACGAATACTTACAACTTCTAGAAGAAGACCTATCTGCCTGGTCGCTCGTCGGGAACGACCGGCAGTCGAGGGCCAACATCTTGCTCAACAAGGTGGATTGGCTCCTCTACGGGGGCGCGGCGGGTGGTGGGAAGTCGGAACTCATCACCTACCACGCTCACAACCTCTCGATGCGCTACCCCGGCCACCGCAGCCTGCTGATCCGAACCAGCCTGCCCGAATTGCGCCGGTCGCTGATTATCCGCACCCAGGTGCGCTATGCGCAGTTGAAAGTCAAGGCCCAGTTGCGATCCGTGGACAACATGAAGGCCTGGTGGTACGAAAACGGGTCAATTATCGAATATGGCTACTGCGCCCGCGACGAAGACGTCGGCCAGTTCATGTCAGCCGAATACGACTTCGTGGCCTTCGATGAGGCCACACAATTCTCGCCGTACCAAATGCTGATGATCTCAGGCCGCCTCCGCACCAGCCGCAAAATGGCCGCCGCCGGCGTCCGGACCCACGTCATGTTCGCCACTAACCCAGGCGACAAGGGCCACCAATTCCTGTACCAGATGCTAGTAACCCCCACGCACTACGGCAGGAACGCTGTTGTGTACGACGTCAGTGAAGGATTCGAGAACCCGGACATCGTGCGGGTCGTCCCGCTGCCAGACGACCTGGCCGAACTCGAGAAGGTCGAGATCGACCACGACCCCGACAAGCACCTGATCGTCGCGTTTGTTCCGTCAACAGTCATCGACAACCCATTTATCGACCCGACGTACAAGAAGCACCTGTCGATGCTGCCCGAGGTCGAGCGTCGGCAAAAGTTGCTTGGCGACTGGGATACCTTCTCCGGCCAGTATTTCGGTGAATTTGACCGCCAAACCCACGTCATTGAGCCTTTTGCGATACCAGAAACATGGCAAAGGTTTAGGGCCATCGACTTCGGTACTGCTAACCCGTTCTGCTGCCTTTGGGGTGCGCTCGACCCATCGGACGGAACGATGTACATCTACCGTGAGGCCTACCAAAAGAACTTGACGACCGCCGAACAGGCGCGCCTCGTGAAGTCCATGAGCGTCGACGAGCACGGCAAGGGCGAAAACATTTCTATTACCGTGATCGACCCGTCGACCTTCTCCAACGTCGCCGGCTTGGGCACGACGGTGGCAGCGCAATACAACGCCCAAGGTGTTGTCGTCACCAAGGCCAAAAACGCTCGAGTCGGCGGTTGGCAGAATATGCGCCGCTACATGATGGCCCACCCTGTCGACGGCAAGGTCCGACTCAAAATTTTCAACTCCTGCCAGAACCTTGTGCGCACGATTCCCCTCATGCGCCACGACCAAACCAACCCAGAAGACCTCGACAGCCGCGACGAAGACCATGCCGTCGACGCCCTGCGCTATCTGTTAGGGTGTAGACCATACGAACTATCGAAGCGGGACAAGAAAAAGTACGCGCCAGGGGCTGAGGGTCGCGTGCAGAAATTTATGGAAAAACTTGATCGCCAAGGCAAACGTCGGAACGTCTGGAGGTAACTGATGCTTGTCGTCCACCATTACAACTATCTGCCGGGGTGCTGCACGTTATGCAACAGCAGCAACCTGCCGGCCATCGACACGGGCTTCGACCTGGACTGGCCCAACGCGCCAGAAGACCCCAACCCGTCGGCAAACCGGCGTCTCTACATCTGTGCCGACTGTGCCCTGACCCTGGCAGACATGGTGAGGGACCACCGCGGCATCGAGCTCCGGCCGACCAACGCATACAAGGTCCTTGAAGAACTTAGCCAAGGCCTCAGCAACATGAACAAGGCCCTCAAGGATCGCGTCGAGGAACTCGAGAACACCATCGCCATCATCAAGGCCGTCAACGTCACCCCAGTCGTCCCCGCGGACACTCAGGCCGACACGACTGAATTTAGGGTCGTTCCGCCGCCGAAAGGCACGAAGTGATCTGGCTGGCCTTGGTTGCCGCGGCCAATAGCGCGCTGGCCGCGTTCTTGGTCTACGAGAACCGCAAGTTGACGTACGCAGCCATTGCTCGCCACGCCGGGGAGATCGCGGCCATCGAACGCGCACCGCGCCGTCGCAGCAAGCCTGCTGAATCCGATGCTGAAAAGACGTACCATTCCTGGCGTAACCCAATCGAAGGAGTAGGTCCGTGACATGGTCCCCGCCTGAACCGGCGAAGGTCTTGAACCTTTGGCGCGATGCTGATTCGTATTTAGTCAAAGAGCGTCGCGACTACTGGCTGAACGGCTCCTACTACCTAGGCCAGCAGTGGATTTGGTGGGACTCGACCCGCACGATGGTGCAGGAACTCGACTACCGCACCGAAGCAGAGAAGGATTCGCGCATCACCGTCGACAAGTACGGCCCGCGACTGTCGTCCCTTCTTGCGCGCATGATGCGCTCCGAACTGGTCTTCGAGGTCCAGCCGCAGGGGACCGACGACTCCTCGATGCGCAAACAACGGCTCCAGGAGCAGTTGCTCATCGCAGAACAGCACGAACGCGACTGGGAGCTCGTGCGCGAAACCGCCCTTTTGCAAGCCTTTTTTGGCGGTGCCGCGGCTGTCTGCGTTGACTGGGACCCCGAATTGGGCGACGACTACTACGTCGATATGCAGACCGGCGTGGCGATCCCTGATGGCGGCGTGCGCCTGACCCCGCTCGGTATCAACGAATTTACCCTCGAGCCTGGCACGCAAGACCCTGCTGATGCCCGTTGGTGGATTCGCGCCACCAGCCTGCCGCCGGCGCAAGTCAAAGAGCGTTACAACCTCGACTGGATGCCAAGCCCCGACGCCGAGGCCGTGCTGACTTCGCGCGCCCGCTCAATTCTCATGCGCCGCCCCGGCAACCAGGCCCCGCAGACGACAATGGTTTACGTCTACTACGAGCGTCCCACGCCGTCGACCCCTGGCTGCATTGTCCACGTCGTCAACAACAAAGTTGTGTTGCAGGAAGATGGCTGGCCGTTCCCGTTTGCCCACCTCAACGTGGCTTTGTTCCGCCAGAAAAAGATTCCAAACACCTGGGTTGGCCACACGCTGTGTACTCCGGCCCGCGACGTGCAGTACGCATACAACCGTGCCCGCTCAACGATTATGGAGCATATGCGCAAGGCCGCCAACGCGCGTCTGATGATCCCCGCCGGATCAATCGATGATGCCGACATCATCACCAGCGACCCCGGCGACACTCTGGAATACAACGCCGAGCTTGGTGAGCCTCACTGGCAGACCGCGCCCGACGTGCCGCGCTGGATCAGCAACGAGGCCGCCGCGCTTGAAATGGAACTCGACGACATCTTCCACACCCACTCTGTTAGCCGCGGCCAGGCACCTGGCGACCGCAACTCGGGTCTGGCTTTGTCGCTCTTGGCCGAGAAGGACGACACGCCGCTCGGCCCAATGGCCCGCGACCAGGCAAAAGGCTGGGCGATCATCGCGCAAATGACCCTTATGCTGTATCGTATGAATGCGGAGGCCAGCGGAATGCAACGCAAGGCCACCATCATCAACGATCACGGGCAACCGCTCGACATCTCATGGGGAGCACAAGACATCGATGAAAAACCAAAAGTCGTGGTACCGCTGGACGCTACGAGTCCTCGCAGCAAGTTGGCTACTCAGTCGGTCATTACCTCTCTGGCGGACCGCTTCCCGCAGGCTTTCCAGAACATTGACCCGCTTGCTCTGGCAAAAATGCTGGACCTCCCAGACCCCAAGGGGTATCTCGCTCAGGTCGACCCTGACGCTTCTAAGGCTCAGTGGGAAAATGGCCTTCTTATGCAAGGTGTCCCAGTGGTCCCAGAAGATTTCGACCTTCATGACGTCCACATCAACATCCACAACCGCGAACGCAAGTCCCCGGCATACGAACTTGCTGATCCTGCCGTCAAGGAAATTATTGATCTACACGTCATGGCCCACCAAAGAATGCTGATGGGCGACACCCAGGCTGCGCTCGACGCACAGGCCAGGATGATGCAGGCGCAAGGCCAGCCCGACGCCCTGGCGGCAATGACCGCCGCCGGCGGTCTGTCGGGCCAGGCGGCCGAGGCATTGGTGGGAGGCCAGCCAGGCTTCTCGAGCAATATCACCCAACCCGTTGAGGCACCCGCCGCAACGGAACCACAAGCCACCACTGGAGGAATGGCATGAGTGAAACAGGGGACATCGGGGCCGTTGAAAGCCTCGACTTCTCAAGCGAAATCGCCGCGGCGGAGGCCCCGGTCGAAGCCGCAGGCGACGTCAACTGGGAGGAACGGTACCGCGCTGAAGTGCAGGACCGCATCCGTGAGCGCGAACGGTACAAGCCGATCAAGCAGGTCTTCGACCGTATGCACCCAGACGATGCCAGTGCCGTTCAGCAGTTCGCTCAAGCATGGGCCGCGGGCGACCAGGAAGCCGCCATTCAATGGATGGTCGACAACGCCAAGACCCTCGCCGGGGACAACTTCCAGCGTTACATCGCAGGTCAGCAGGCCGTCGTCGATAACGCTGTTGCCCAGGGCCAGGCCGCTGGCCTCACGCCAGAGGCGGTGCAGCAACTCGTTCAGCAGCAGATTGCCGCGTTCCAAGAGCAGCAACAGGTTGCCAGCTTCGAGGTCGAGATCGACCAGACGATTCGCGAACTCGGCCTTCAGCCAGATACGCCTTTGGCCCACGCGGTCATCACCCAAGCACTCAACCGCGACGACCTCGATCTTCGCGCCGCCTACAACGAGATGGAAAACCAAATCTTGCAGCAGGCGCAATCAATCGTTGAGCGTCGTCGCAACGCCGGCAGCGCAATGCCAACGGCCGCGCCGAACGGCATGAGCGGTGTGCCAATGAGCGGTGCTTCACCTCGCGACCGCGCAATGGCGCGCCTCGAGCAGCAGGGCCTCTGACAGTCGTTGACAACCCGACGACGAGAACTACAATGACATCAAACGTGGTCGGACGGCCACGCCAAATAATCTGCTAGTTCTACCCTCGGGGAACCGAGAGCGGCCAGCGGCGGGACGCCAAAAGCCGAAGAATGATCGCGGAAACCAATTCCCTTTCAATCACTCTCAACAAAGGACAAGAAATGCCCGCATCCCTTTCCACGGTTGATGCCATCCTCAAGGATGACTACAAGGATTACATCGACCAGCTCAACAACGCCTTGTTTCTCACCTCGCAGGTCGAGACTCGCAAGGACACGGTCGTTGGCCGTATCGCCCGCCACGCGATCCACCTCGGACGTTCGTCCGGCGTCGGTGCTCGCTCGGAGGGTGGCACGCTCCCGACGGCAGCCAACCAGGCTTACGCCACCGTCCCGGTCCCGGTTCGCTACGTCTACGGACGTATCCAGCTGAGTGGCCCGACGATCCGCCAGGCCGTCACCGACCGCGGTGCCTTCATCGACGCGCTCGACGCCGAAATGCAGGGAATCCGCAACGACGCCATGAAGGACGTCAACCGCCAGCTCTGGGGCCAGTCGAACGGCGTTATCGCGCAGTGCGGCACCACCTCGTCGAGCACGACGGTTGTCCTCGCCTCGTCGACCGGCTCGGCGGCCCTCCGCCAGCTGTACAACGACGGCGGCATGGTCGTCGACATCGGCACCGTGGCAGCCCCCACGACCGTCGCATCGGCCCGTACCGTCACCTCGGTTGACAACACGGCCAAGACGATGGTCATCTCGGGAGCTACCGTTTCGACCACCTCCAGCCACTTCGTGTTCCGCACGGGTGCTGGTGGCGCATCGAACAACAGCGGCGCACCTGGCGACGGCCAGATCGAACTCACCGGCGTTCAGACCATCGTGTCGGACTCGGCGGTGCTGCACACGATCAACCCGTCGACCCAGCCCAACTGGAAGGCCTACGTCAACTCCAACAGCGGCACGAACCGCGCCGTTTCGGAGACGCTCATCACCGGCTCGATCATGAAGGGCCTCACCAACTCGGGCAAGAAGGTCAACCTTCTCGTCTCGGCTGAAGGTGTCCACATGAGCGTGGCGAACCTGTTCCTCTCGCTGAAGCGCAACATGGAGCAGACGGCCCTCAAGGGCGGCTACGCCGGCATCCAGTACTTCGCCCCGTCGGTTTCCGGCAAGGGCGACGAGGGTCCGACGGTGCTCTACTGCGACTTCGACTGCCCGAGCAACAGCCTGTACGGCATCCACACTGACTCCCTCGTCCTCCACCAGGTTGGCGATGGCTGGCAGTTCATGGACATGGACGGAGCGGTGATGAACCGCAAGCCGGACCTCGACGCCTACGAGGCAACGCTCTACAGCTACATGGAGCTCGCCTGCAAGCAGCGCAACACCCACTTCGTCATCAAGGACCTCACCGAGGTGTCGATCTAAGATGGCGGCGTCGGTCAGCATCAACACTGGCCCGGAGGTCCCGGGCAACCGCAAGTTCGTGGTCGCGACAGTCACCTTTGACTCGTCGTACGCCACGGGCGGCGAGGCAATCTCGCTGGTTGACCTGGGACTCACACGCCTTGACTTCCTGTGGGCAGTCACCGACGACGGCTACGTGCCTGGTTGGGACGGAAGCACCACTGCACCGAAGATCAAGTTGTTCTGGGTTGACACCACAGTGGACGGTGCTCCGCTCGCGCAAGTACCCTCGACGACTGACGTTTCGAGCGTCAGCGTCCAGGTCTTCGCTTTCGGAGCCTAATCGGTTTGGGCCTGGCTGTCGTAGGGGGCGGCCAGGCCCAACCCCCACACAAGGAGGAACATGATCGGGGCACCCGAGTACACGCAATTCGCGGAAATCACTAGCGACGTCTACGACATCGCGACCCGAATCCGGGAGGGCGACGAATCGGGGTGGCGGGGCGACCCGTCAGCCTCGCTCATGTTCAACCAGTGGACCAACAAGTTCGAGGTCTGGATGGAAGACGGGATGCGTCAGCCGTACATCGCGGCAACGTCAGACCGATGCGACCACAGCCTCATTCTCAAACTCATCGAGGGCGACTGGCAGAAGGGCCGGCAACTGCTCGAGGAACTTCAAAAGAAGAACCGCGCAGCCCACCAAGCCCAACTCGACGCCGACGAAGACAAGCGGCGCGAAATCGCCGACAAGCTTCACTGGGCCATCATCAAGGATGTTGGCCACCTCAACGGCGGCAACCGCCGCCACACCTCGTTCTACTCGAAAGGCAAGTAATGGCTACCTACTCCGCGAGCCAAGTCAAGACGATCACGCTGGTCAGCGGTCAGGTCGACACCATTACCTTGAACGGTAGCGGGTCGACATTGCGCGTCCAGACAAACTCGACGACCGTCCCGGTGTCATTCACCGTCGCGCAGCCTGGCGACACGCCGGCCACACCGACCGACGCTGGCGACAACTGCTACGTCGCCGTCTCGGCATACAGCACCTTTGATCTGCCGTGGAGCGGCAACGGCTGCGTCATCAAAGTGATCGCGACCGGGACACCCATCGTTTCCTTCGCCCTCATCGGCTAATCTCGAGCCATGCCTACGCCTGGGAAACTCGACCCCGAACTTTCTCTCGTACAAGGCGACACGACGACCCTCGTCTTCAACTTGACGACCGACGGGACCACCCCTATCGGCAACATCACTGGCTACACCTACGCAATGCAACTGCGGACCACGCCGGGGGCCGCGTCGGCAGCCGCGACGCTCACCTGCACGGTCACTGACGCGGCCAACTCGCAGGTGACCTGCGTTCTGGCCGCGGCCGACGCTGCGGCACTGACCGCCAACACCAGCTACTACTACGACCTTCAGCAAACTGACACGTCGAGCAAGAAAACGACGCTCATTTCGGGCATCACACAGCCACTGATCGCTGAAGTTACGAGGCCGTAATGGCAACCGAGGCCATTACCGTCATCATCCCGACGGACCCGGACATCCAGACCACCGTTGGTAACGCGCCGCAACTTGTTACCACTGTCCAGCAGACCCAGATTCTTGCTGTAGTCACTGGCACGATGGGCCCGATTGGCGCGACAGGATCGCAGGGGGCTCAAGGCCCGCAGGGTGCCCAAGGTGCCCAAGGTGCCCAAGGTGCGGCCTCGACTGTTCCCGGCCCGCAAGGAGCCCAGGGTCCTCAAGGATTCCAAGGAGCGCAAGGAGCAACTGGAGCCCAAGGCCCACAGGGCACTACTGGTTCCCAAGGCCCGCAGGGACCTCAAGGTTTTCAGGGACCTCAAGGCTCCCAGGGTGCCCAAGGAGCACAGGGGGCAACGGGGGCGCAGGGAGCGACTGGTCCCCAAGGTTTTCAGGGGCCACAAGGAGCGCAAGGCGCGACTGGGGCGCAAGGCACTCAAGGCCCGCAGGGCCCGCAGGGGTTTCAGGGGCCGCAAGGTGCGACGGGGGCTCAGGGTGCCCAAGGCCCACAAGGCAACGACGGCCAATCCTCGAGCTTCTACGACTACCAGGCCAAGACAACCATTACCTCTGGCGACCCGCTGGCTGGCCACATCATCTGGAACAACGCCACCCAAGCGTCAGCAACACAAATCAACGTCAGCCACGTTGACCAAGATGGCTACGACATTGACATTTTCCTTGCCACGATCAAGTCGGGTGACACGATCATCTTGCAAGACAAGACGCTGCACACCAACTACCAGAAGTGGACAGTCTCTGGCACCCCGGTTGTGCAGGTTGATTACATTGAGCTGCCCGTCACGCTGGTCACCTCGACGTTCAGCTTCCCGAACAATCAGCAAATGTTGTTTGTTATCGCGGCAATCGGCCCGCAAGGTTCGCAGGGTCCGCAGGGTGCAACAGGAGCACAGGGGGCTCAGGGACCCCAAGGTGCCACGGGCGCACAGGGAGATACTGGCCCGCAAGGATCGACAGGCCCACAAGGACCCCAGGGTGCTACCGGCGCTCAAGGACCACAGGGCGCTACCGGCCCGCAGGGTCCGCAAGGAGCAACAGGCCCGCAAGGAGCCCAGGGCCCGCAAGGACCGCAAGGTTTCCAGGGCGACATTGGTCCTCAAGGTCCACAAGGTTTCCAAGGTTCGCAAGGTCCTCAGGGGCCGCAGGGTTTCCAGGGCGACACCGGCCCGCAGGGAGCCACAGGCAGCCAAGGCCCCCAAGGTCCGCAAGGGGCTCAAGGCCCACAAGGACCACAGGGCACCGTGCTCGCTAACGGCACGTTCAACAACAAAGCCCTCGTCTGGAACGGCTCGGCATGGGTTGAGAACACTGGCATTGTTATCGCTCGGGATACGGCGTCGTCCGGCCCGCAGGCGTTGCTGTCGGCCACGACCACCGACGCCACTCTCAGCCTGACGGACTCTATTGCGACCATCAACATCAAACCGTCTGCTGGTACGGCTGGTACTGGCCCGCAAAACAACTTTGCGTTGGTGTACGACGCTGCGAACATCACGTTCCGTCCGCAGAAAATCACTACTGACCCGATGACTTCGACCACGTTCGCAGCCATCATGATTATGGAGGTAGCCCCGTAATGGCTGTTGGTGACCGCACCGAAAAGAGGCTTGTTGGGCCTGTTGCTTTGACCGCATCGAACGCAACTGTCGGGTCGGCTGTCCCGTCATCCCGTGTCTGGATTACCAAGCAGGTGATTCTCTGCAACACGGACGGTTCGGACCGTCTGGTGTATCTCGCTATCGGTACGGCGGCTACTGCTGCGAACCGTATCTTCTCGGCGTTGCCGATTGCTGCCGGGGACACGGTGGTGTTGGATTGTGCTGTGGTGATGACTGCGACGGAGCAGTTTTACGGGTATTCGGATTCTGCGTCGGTTGTGACGGTGACGGTCAACGGGTGGGAGAAAGAGGTCTAGTCCGTGGGGATTTCTTCTGGCATTGGCAGCACCGTTGGGGCACTACCTGCTGGCTCTGTCATCCCGTTCGCTGGCTCGTCTGCCCCTGCCAACTGGCTTTTGTGCGCTGGGCAGGCTGTATCACGAACCGATTACGGTGCTCTGTTCGCTGTTATCGGCACCACCTACGGGTCAGGCGACGGTTCGACTACGTTCAATGTGCCGGACCTTCGTGGTCGTGTCGTTGCAGGTTTGGACAACATGAACGGCACAGACGCAGGCCGATTGGACTGGGCAAATACGCTGGGCACAAACGGTGGTGCCCAAACACACACTTTGACTACGAGTGAAATGCCATCGCACAGCCACACCACAGAATCAGCGTTTGGCGGAGCAACAAGCGGGAGCCGACTAAACAACGCCAACGCTGCTGGTGGCGGCACGTCCTCGTTCAGTTATTTCGCCACCTCAAGCACGGGTGGTGGGGCGGCACACAACAATATGCAGCCGACACTTCTGTTGAACTACATCATCAAAGCGACGGCACTCTAATGGGCCTGAGTAACTACCTGCCGACCAGCGCCATCGCCCGACCAGGCGTATGCACCAGCACAACCAAACCAGCGTCACCGTACGAAGGCCAGGTCATCTACACCACCGACACGGACCTGCTGCAAATCTGGAACGGCACAGCATGGCGCACCCTGGCGTTCGGCACCCCGACCAACGGGACCGTCTTGCAGGTCGTGCACGGTGCGTACGGCATTGGGGTAACAAACAATACGAGCACAGAAGTAGATACGGGCCTTTCTGCAACAATCACACCGACATCAACAAGTAGCAAAATCCTTGTGATAATCAACCAGCAGGGCGTGTCTAAGGAAGCGGGCAATGCAGCATCATCTGTTGGCATCAACACATACCGCAACAGCACAATCATTCATTACATGAATGGGTTTCTGTACCAGAACGTCAGCCAGTTGCATATTGACTCATGGGATTTGCAGATTCTTGACTCTCCGGCAACCACGTCTGCTGTTACCTACAAAACACGGTTTTTCAATAGTGGGGTGAATGCTGCTGGCGTGAATGTCCAAAGGTCTATTGGGTCTGGGTGGCAGGACTCACGAATTACGTTGATGGAGATTGCGGCATGAATATTGTTGAGGTTCTTACTGCTCTTGGTTTTCACGACGGTTGGGCCGCTGACCACGCTAAAGGAATTATCCTCTGGGAGCGTGACGAGCCGCAGCCGACCGAAGAAGAATTGGTCGCCGCTGGTTGGGTCAAGGCAGGCGCATAATGGCAATCTCTAGTAACGCAACAGGGCTGCGGCCTGGGGTGTGCACCTCAACCACCCGCCCCACCACCCCGTACACCGGGCAACTGATTTTCGAAACAGACACATTTGCTCTCAAGTTTTGGACTGGTAGCGCATGGCAAGGTGCTGTCTCGGCTCCTGCTGGAACAGTCAACCCATACGCAGGCTCCACAGCCCCGACAGGATGGCTGTTGTGCGCTGGACAGGCAGTAAGCCGAACCACCTACGCTGACCTATTCGCTGTTGTCAGCACCACCTATGGGTCGGGTGACGGCTCCACGACGTTCAACCTGCCCGACCTCCGTGGTCGTGTTGTCGCTGGTGAAGATGACATGGGCGGCACCGCTGCCAACCGTTTGACATCTGGCGGTTCTGGAATCACAGGCACAACTCTTGGTGCTAGTGGCGGTGCCGAAACAGTCACACTTACTTCTGCGCAATCTGGTGTCCCAGCCCACAGCCATGCAAACACAGCCACATTCTCTGGGTCCGCTGGTACCACTGGTAACGATTCTCCTGACCACACGCATACAACTGCAACACCATTCTGGAACGCAAATGTCGCTGCTGCATCTTCTAGCATCCTCGGGACAACGCTTCCTAGTGGGTCTAGCACGGCATCTGGTGGTGCCTCGGCACGGCACACCCACTCGTTTACCCCTGCTGGTACGGTGACGGTTACGAACGTAAATAACACCGCTGCAAATGCGTCATCTGCGCACAACAATACACAGCCGACAATGGTGTTGAGTTACATCATCAAGTTCTGATGATTTCAGTTATCACGCCGACGTACAACACGCCCCGTGAAACCCTGGCCCGAACCTGGGCCTCGCTCAAGAACCAAACCCACACCGACTGGGAATGGGTAGTCCTAGACGACAGCCCCGGCTACGACACTTGGAACCACCTGTACGGCCTCGCAGCCGACGAACGCTACCGACTCCGGGCATACCGGCCCCATACCCCCAGCGGCGGCAACATCGGCTCGGTGAAGCACGATGCGTTCATGCTCGGCAGAGGCGACATCCTGGTCGAACTAGACCACGACGACGAACTCACCCCCGACGCCCTGGCCTTGATCGCTGAGGCTTTCCAAGACCCCGAGGTTGGCTTCGTCTGGTCAGACTGCACCGAGCTGTTCCCCAACGGCGAGTCGGGCCGCTACCCCGACGGTTGGGGCATGGGCTTTGGCTCCCACTACTGGGACGACACCCACGGCGTCTGGGCCCACCGCGTCCCCATGAACCGGACAACCCTCTCCCACATCGTCTCAGCCCCCAACCACGTCCGGGCATGGCGGGCATCCGTCTACCACACCATCGACGGACACAACCCCAGCCTGCCGGTCGCAGACGACTACGAACTGATAATCCGAACAGCCCTCGCCACCCGCTGCCACCACATCCCCAAGATGCTCTACAAGCAGCACATCGGGGCAGGCACAGCGCAACGCGTGAAGAACGCTGACATCCAACGCCTCGTCCCGCAGATCCACGCGATCCACTCCGACGCCCTCGATGCCGTCTGGGGGCCACTACAAGAAAACGCCGAGCAGGTCGTAGTAGGCTGACGCCGTGAACAAGGGCGAGCTCCGCACCGAAATCAAGAACCGGCTTGCGATCCCGTCCTCGGGCGACGGCCTCATCACCGACACCGTCGTCGACCAGTCCATCGAGGACGCGCTCAACGTGATCGCCTCGACCCGCGACTGGCCGTGGCTCATGAAGACCTGCCAGTTGGCCTTCCCAGCCAACTTGGGCGTCGCGGAGCTGCCCGACGACTTCATCCGGGCCAAGGAGCTCGTCATCAACGACGAACCCGTCACCTACGTCGACCTCAACCAGTTCCTCTACACCGACTCCGCCGGCTACCCGTACGTCTGGACCATCGTCGCCGACCGGGTGCGCATCTTCCCCGTCGGGTCGACAATGCTTCTCGGCACCCTGTACTACTACCGCGCCGAGCCGCCGCTGGTTGCCGACACGTCGGTGCCGCTGATGCCGGCGTTCCTACACCAGTGGATCGTCGCCTACGGGGCCTACCTGTGCGCTCTGCGCCGCCAAGACGAAGGCCGCGCCCAGGTCTACCTGAACCAGTCAAACGACCTGCTGAACCGTATGCGGGATGACGTGCGCCGTAAGTCGGGCCGCCGCATCCAGACGTCCCGGCAGTTCTCCTACGTCAACTGGCAGTAATGGCGACCCGCGTCGTTGAATGGGACGACTTCACCGGCGGGTATTACGTCGGCCCGTCGGCCACCAAGCAGCCCCGCAACACGTTCACTGGCAGCAACGTGACGGTTGCGATGGACGACGCAACCCTGGTGCCGTCGTATGACCCTGTGGTGGCCCTCCTGACCGGCACGGACGTGACCTCGGGTGTCATTACTAACGCCAACTGGACGGCCGTGGGCCCGCCCGCGCAGCTCAACGGGATCATCTGTTTTGTCGCCAAGACCGCCTCTGCCGCCTACCTGTATGTGGTCACCGGTTCCAACGCCGTGGTGCGCCACACGATCTCCGTTAGCGGGTCAAGCACGGTCACGGCGTTCCTATGTTTGCGGCCGGTAATGGTAATCGGCGACGCCAAGAATGACTATGTCGACGTCTTCATCCCTGGCGACTACCGTCAAATCCACAAATACAAACTTGACAGCGCGGGGGCAAACCTCGGTGGTTCGCCAACAACCATCTCGCTCTCATCGCTTATGACCGCGACATCGGACGACCGGCTTTACGGCTTGGCTGTCTGGGGCGCGCGCCTGATCGGCTGGTCAAACACCAGTTATCTCTACTTCTCCAATGCTGATAGTTTCGGCACCTGGGCAGCCACGAACTACATTGTCGTCGGCTACAACGAAGACCGCATCTCAGTTTGCGTTCCACGCAATTACGACCTTCTCGTCGGCAAGCCCTCGGGCTGGTATGTCGTCACGGGCGTCCTCAACTACTCCGCTGCTGTCCGGCAGATCAACAACGGCATGGGCATCTTGGCCTCTGACGGCGTCGCCGAATACAACAACCAGGTCGTCTACAACACCGACACCGGCACCCTTGGCTTCCCCGTCAACCTCTACACCGTCAACGGCGCGCGCGTACAGCCCATGATGTACCAGCGGTTCGCAGGCAACATCCAGAACGTCAACCTGGCCAAGGGTCCGCTCGGGGTGCTGCAGGTCGCGTTCACCAACGACGACGACACCGACGTCAACGGCCAGCTCTACTACCTGAACCAACAGGGCCGCTGGGCGCGCATCAACATTGACAACGGCACGGCCGCCGGCACTGGCGACACCGTCTACTACTACCCCACAAGTGTTACTCAGTCAAGAACCGCCTACTGGTCCGACCCGTCGATCCGGATCATGGAGCACAACTCGACCGACAAAAAGGTCGCGATCCATACCGTGAAAATCCCGACATTTGAACCTGGCACCGATTCGGCAGGCAACCCGCAGACGGCGACTCTTCTGCTGGCCGATTACATGAGCCAAGTACCCATCACCTGCACGGACGTCTACGTCGAGGTCGAATTAGTAGACCTGTATGGCGCATACGCATACGGAGGCGATGGGGCCATCTCCTGCCAGATCAACATGAAGTACCCGCCAGCAGACCTTGCATTCTCTGTCGGCAACGTCTCCTCTACGCTGATGAACGCAGGGGACTATGCGGGCTCCAGCATCCCTGGCACGGGCACCCGCTTCATGGGCCGCGTCTTCCGTTTCCGGCCCGACAACCCTGGCTACGGCTACGGCTTTGAAGTCCAAGTCAATTTCTCGGGGATGAAGGTGCGGCGCGTCATGGCAGTCCTGAAGGAGTCCATGTGACCGAGCGATTCAACGCCGGTGCCGACCAGACAATCTATGGGGCGTCAGGTGTTGGGCCAGCCGAAACTGTCTCTAGCTTGACCGCGCTTGGCGTCGGCCAGGGCTCCGGCCAGTCAGCCAATGCGCAGGAGCGCAACAGCATGATCGGCTTCGAGTTCCCGATTCGATGGGATGACATCTCTGGCAATTTGGGCCGTTTGGGCGAGAAGAAGCCCCTAGAGGACGTCATTGACGACATGACAATCCGTGACCGCGAGCTCGAGGACTTCCTCAACACCAACATCGTCAACGGCATTGTTGCTGGGTCGAATATCAGCATCAACCGAGCCTCTGGCATCGTCACTATTTCGTCATCGGTGCCTACTGGACCGCAAGGGCCGCAAGGCGCACAAGGAGCCCAAGGGCCCCAGGGGCCCCAGGGTTCGCAGGGCCCAGCTGGAGCTCAAGGAGCAGCCGGGGCACAGGGGCCGCAAGGGTCTGCTGGTCCACAGGGGCCCACTGGTCCGCAGGGCGCGACCGGCGCGTCAGGTACGTCTGGTTGGCAATACGGTTCATCGGTAGTTTCCACATCTGGCGGCGCAACCAATCTGGCGGTCATTTCTTTTCCGACACCATTCGGGTCGTCACCTTCAACAGTCGTTGTTTCCAATGGAGATACTGCGTCGCGAAACTGTTTTGTGGGTGTGCATTCCTGGAGTAACAGTTTCTTCCAAATTAGGGCAAGTGATACCTCCAGCACGTTGATACGAATCAACTGGCTTGCAATCCCGTGACCCCTAGAAACGCCGTCTCCGTTGTGCCACGATGGCGTTATGGTTCTCAAACTGCTTGTCGCGGGCCTCATCGTGATGGTGCCCCTGCTGACGGCCTGCTCGGACCGCTTCCGCGACCCCTGTGGCGTGGTCCGACCGGTTACTCCCACGACCGTCTACCGCACGAAGAATAAGGCCCTCGGTTGGGTCCCGTCTTCGACTATCTACTTCGGGCCGTCTACCGTGCCCGCCGTTGCGCAAAAATGCTAAAGCGCAGAGACGGCACCCGTATGTCGAGCGAGGAGCTCGATGCCCGCTTGCGGTTCTACATCGGCCTGACCCTTGCCGCCTGCCTGGTGGCCTCTGTTCTCACAATTCTGTACAGTCTCATCTGGGTCAGTCAGCCAATGGAGCAAGCCCCCAACGACGCTGAATTTTTCAAGATTCTCACCCCAACGATCAGTTTCCTGACAGGTGCCCTGTCCGGCGTCATGATCGGCACGGGGTCAGCAGCCAGGAGGAAAAAGAATGAAACTGACAGCAGCGAATAAGGCCATCATCGCCTCATACGCCCGTTCGGTCGTGGGTGCGGGCGTCGCCTCGTACATCGCCTCCGGCCAGGACTGGAAGGCCGCGCTCAACGCCCTGTGGGCTGCCGCGCTGCCGGTGGTCATGCGCTACCTCAACCCGAAGGACCAGGCTTTCGGACGGGGCGCGAATGGCAACGGGTAAGCAGCCGCTTTCCCGCCGTCTCCGTCTCGCCGTCGGCAAGAACAAGGGCATCCCCGCGGCCGCCCTAGTCATCCCCGACGGGTTCGAGAAGTACAAGCAGAGCGGGCTCCCCGAGCATTTCCTTGTCAAGACCCCCATTGGCGGTCTGCTGTGGAAAGAATGCAACATCTACTTCGAGAACATGATCGAGGCGGCCAAGGCCGAAGAAATCCAGTTCGTCAACCTCGGCGCATACCGCAGCCCTAAAGAGGTCGAGACGCTGTTCCTTCAGCGATACTCGAAGCAGGACGAGGGCCGCAAGCCCCAGATCACCCGCACCTGGCAGGGCGCAACCTGGTACCTGAAGCCTGGCATGGCCCCGTCGGCCAGCCCGGACCGTGGCAGCCCCCACCAGTGGGGCGTCGCCATCGACCTCGGCTCGAAGACCAAGGACGGCACCAAACCGCTGACTGAGCGGGCCCTGAAGTGGTTGTGCAAGAACGCCCCCACCTACGGGTTCACGTTGCAGAGCCTCCCGTTCCTCGACAACGGCCAACCAAACCCTGAACACGAATGGTGGCACTGGCAATGGAGCGCACCCGAATGAGCTTTGACTGGACGGCAATCGTTGTCGCCATCGTCGGTGGTCCTGTAATGTGGCTGCTGTATCGCTTGGATAAGCGGAACACACAGCAGCACGGCCAGTCGATGGCGGTTATCCAAGAGGTCAAGAACGACGTGAAAGACGTGAAGGGCGACATGATCGACGTCAAGGCTGACGTGCGCGACCTGAAGTCCGACGTCCGTCGACTTGACTCTGCTGCAAAACCCAAGGTTGTGCGCACCCGGAAGTCCGCGTAGTGGCTGTCTCCACCGACTACCTCAAGACCCTGAAAGAACTGGCTCAGGCGCGCTACACCGCTGACGTTGGCGTTGCCGATAGTGAGTTCAGGCGTAAGGCCGGTGGAACTGTCAGCAAGGCCGACGGCCGGGACGTTTACAAGTCCCCCGCTCAGGTCGCAGCCGAAGGTGGCACGCCCCAGTACGGCGAACTTGACCTGGCCTACCAGCGGAATCGCGAAGGCCTGGAAGGCGGCCTCGAGTCGCGCGGCCTGCTGCGCTCCGGCCAGGCGGCAACTAGCCGCGGGCGCATGGCATCTGACTACCAGCAGTCGGTGCTCGACTACTACAACGCGATGGCGTCAAAGAAAGGCGCGCTCGGCGCGCAGTTGGCGTTCGACATTGCAGACCTCGAAGCCAAGTACGGCACCCAGACGCAGGCCGTCGCTCCAGTCACACCCCTCCCTCGCGTGACCGACACGACGCCATCATCCACAACGCCGCCTTCGATGTCGTTGCCAGCCTCTGAGCGTTCGCCTGAAACAGCCGCCGCAGCAGCGGCATTGGGGCAACCAGAAAACAAAGCCGCAGCTACTGGGGTTACGGCACGTCCGCTGCCGACAATCACGCCGGGCACGACGAACCCATTCGCTGCTGCGGCCTACATGGCTCTCGGTCAGCAGGCTGCGGCCCCACCGCCGCCACCTCGACCGGCGACTCCCCCCAAGCCTGCTACGCCGCCTAAGCCGCCGACCCCGCCTAAGCCCACGCCGCCACCACCCCCGCCGAAGCCCGCACCAGTCCCCGTCCGCAAACCGACCCCCGTAAAGACTCGCTAATGGTTGCTTACAACGTCAGTCGTACCGCTCGAGGCGCGCAATCCGTAATGGAGGGCTACGGTAGTGAAGCCGAGGCCATCCGTTCTGGGCTTGACCCAATGTTGCGCGACATCGAGGTCCAGTCGGGCATGAGGTCTGGGGCCAACGTGCTACAGAACCAGTTGTTTACTGGTGGCGACAAGGCCAGCACAATGGCCGCTTACTACGAAGCCCTAGCGTCGAAACTGCCGGGATACGTCAACGCTCGACGTGCCTACGAAACAGCCGAAAAGAAAAAGGCGGCCAGCGGCGGAGGCGGCGGCGGGACCGGCATGATGATGTCCGCCGGCAACTACCCGATGCAGGGACTGCTGCCGCCACAGTTCTACTTGCCGATGACCAGCACTGACGTTCGCGGCAAGATGGGCCCGGCATACGTGACGAGCCCGTACGGTGCCATGCCGCAACGTGTTGTAACTCCGACCCAGCCCGCGACCCGGACACTGGCCCAGCGGCGTTATTCGCGCAACAAAATGACGGAGATGTAATGGCGATCTACCGCGTAGGCGAAAAGGGCCCGTTGCTCAAGGCCGCGACCGGCGTCGAGCCGCCGCCGCAACCCAAGCCGACTGACACCGCCATGGGTCAGGCCATGATGCAGAAGCTCATGCCCGCACCTTCGTACGGCGACTTCATGAGCCAGGCAGGTCTGACGACCGCGCCACTGACGAGCACGATGGGTCTGTCGCCGGAGGGCAAGTACGGCGGCTTCTACACGGCCAGCGATCTGGATAAGGCAATCCGCGGTGAGACAATGTCCCGGAACCAGGAGTTGCTCGACTACGCGTCCAGCCTGCGCGAATTGGCATCCAAGCAGCGTGGCCAGTTGCAGGGGGCATTGAGCAGCCAGGTTGCCAGCACCGCCGAGCGGCTCGGCAAGGCCTACACGATGCCCTATGCGCCCATGACGCAAGAGACGGAGGCCTACGGCAAACGGCGCATGGCCGAATTGGCCCAGGGCGACGTTCTCGCCGAACAGATCGAGTCCACCCCGACATCCCAGTTGGCCCAGGCGATCGCCACCCGCAAGTACGGTGTCAACCCCGCACTGGCCGCCGGTATGTACGGCACGGAATACGACATCGAGTCGCAAAAGGCGTTGCGCGACCAGTATTACTACGAGACTGGCCAAGGCTACGGCTACGAGGACGCCATGGCGCAGCAAGAGCGCGAGCAGCGCGACCTCACCGACTTCATCGCTGAAGCCAAGCGCACGCAGGACCCAGGGCAGTTGTACGCTGCGTCGGAGTACAGCCAAGAGGTCCGCGACCTGTACTACAACCAGTTGGCGTCGGATCAGTTGAACATGAACGCGGCCAAGTTGTTCAGCGCGGCCCAAGTCACCCCAGAGCAGGGCTACAACCTGTTGTCTACCTCGGTTCAGTTGAAAGACCGCGGCACGTTGACATTCCAAGACCTGGCAAATGAAGCGTTTGCCGCGGTTCAGGCCGACGACGTGGGTGCTGCGTTTGCCGATGCCGACGCACTGTCGTTTAGCAGCGATCCACAAACGCGAATGCTCGGTCGATTGTTGGCGACATACGTTGACTCACTTGTGCGCCAGGTCGGCAAGACTGGTCGCGGGCTCTACCAATACCAGACTGCATCTGACATACTTGGCTAATGGCTAAGTACGAGCCGCCGGTAACCACCCCCGGCCCGCGGGGCGGCGCACTGCTGCCCCCAGCCCCCGGCGGCCGACCCAAGCCACCCCCGCCGCCCAAGCCAGGCGGGACACTCAAACCTGTCACGTCAACCATTGCCGCGCCGGAGGCCATCGAGACAAAAGCCCGCAAGAAGAAAGCCGACGAGGAATTGACGTTGTCCGACGTCAGCAGCGCGGCCAAAGAAACGCTGCCCGTTATGGGCCAGATGGCTCTGGCTGCGCCAGGGGCAATGGCTGGCCTGCTGGTTGGCCTGACCCAGCCGATGGATCGCAAAGGCAAGCCGTGGTACGAACAGGCACTTTCGTACATCCCCATTGTTGGCAGCAAGACCGGTCAAACGCTGGCGACCGGCGTGTTCAATACGTTGCGCGGTCAAAACTCGAAACTGGCTTATGAATCGTTGAAGCGGGGCGAAACGCCGCTTCCATACGTGCTTGAAGACCTCGGCAACGTTGCCATCGTGGCTGCTGGTGCCGGCGCAACTCTCAAGGGTGTCTCTGCTGTTTCCAAATCTGCGTCGGTGTCGGCCGCTGCCGAAGCCGGAGCCAAGCAAGCATTCCGGCTTGCGCGCATCGCGGACGTTGTTTCGGATGCGCCCATTACGTTGCCGGCGGGGCTGATCGGCAAGGGCGTCAACGTATCGGGACGCTTCGGCCGTTGGAACGCGAACCGCTTGCGCAACCAGGCTGCGGCCGTTGAAGCTGCCGACCCCATCAACCCAGAAGTGTCCGAAAAGCGGCGCAGAGCCGACAAACTTGACAGTTACTTTGGCAAAGAACTGTTTGTTGACGGCGTTGCCAGGACGCTAACAAACAAGGCCCTGCGTAAAATGAACAACCGTGTTCTGCGCGCCGCCTCCACCGCCGACGATGCTGTCCGCCAGGCGATGCTCGGCATTCAGGATCGCCCGCTGTACCGCGACGAGATCAACCCTGCGACTGGCGAGGCCTACGGCCCGCTGACACCGGTTGAGAACCAGGCGGTCATTGCAATCCTGAATGGCCGCGCTCGCCTCATCAACGAGTTGATGCCGCGACTAAACCGGACAGCCGCACAAATTGCCGAACGGGGCCGCTACCGCTACGCCCCCGGTGCTGGCCTCACGCCAGAAGGCGCGCAGTTGGCCGTCGACTTCCTCAACCGCAACGTCGACGATGTGACTGGCCAGCGTCTCGCTGACGCAGTAGAACGGTTGAGTCGCGAATTGGAGTCAACCACACAGTTGGCACGCGAAGGTTATGGCCGTCGTCGAGCGTTGGAGCCGATGTACGACATCCCCGTGCCTGAGCCCGTCAGGTTGTCTGCCCGCCTGCGTCAAGAAGGGGCGATTGACCAAGCAGACGCGCTCGACGAACTTGTTGCGCAGGGCTTCTTCGATGAACTGCTTGCCGGACGGTTTGAGACACCTGCCGCACAAGACGCCCTCATGCACCTGCAACTTGTCTTGGAGCAGGCTCCAGACGATGTGGCTCTCGATCCGGCGGTCTATCCGCCGAAGGAACGCAACAACGTCGCGTTCTACAAGCGCATCCGCGAAGCCCTCAAGGCCCAGGCAGCGGCAACCGCTGGTGGCGCGCCTCCTGGTGCTGGGTATCCGGGGGGCCGCCCAACGCCAATGGACGAAGGCCCGACGACCGGCCTCCAGCCCGAGGAGTTTTACGACAGCATCAACGCCCCTGGCGCGTTTAGTCGTATGCCTGAGCGTTACCTGCGCAACAGCATCAAGCAACTCGAGCGTCTGCGCGGACGGTCACGTCAGATTGGCGAGAAGATCGTGCAGATCGAAATGTCGATCCGCAACCTCGAGTTCAAAATCATCAAAGCGTCGCTGCGCATCGAGGCCCTGGAGGGTTACTACACCGATGCCGACGGCAATCGCCTGCTGCCTGGCGAAGACGGAACGTACCCTGCCGGCGCGACCTACGTCCCAGGGCTAATTGAGAAGTTGAAAGAGAAGCGCGCGGCCGCCGCCGCCGAACTGGAGCGTATGCGCGCCGAGCAGGCGCAGACCACCGTCATTGACGGCAAGGTCCACACAGTCGAACAAGTCGAGCAGATCGTCACAGAAGCTGACAATGCCGTGACAGCGGTTGAAGCGTCGATTGCCGAACTCGAAGCCGAGATTGACGACACCACGACTCAGATTGACGAGATGGAGGGTGCCCAGGCCGATGCCGCCAACGCACTCGAAGACCTTGGCGAAGACCCGACGCCGATCCTCGAGGCCGCCGCGGCAGACGTTGAATCCATTCCTGGGGACCCTGAAGCGTTTCTTGAAACGGACGACGGCACTGCCGCGCTCGAGGCTGCGCAGGCCGACGTCGATGCTGCGGCCGCCGCACGCAAGGCTGCTATCGAGGTTGAGAACGAGGCCCGCGCAAAGGTTCAAGAACTTCAGACTCGCCTGCGGAAAGAGCGTGCGGGCAAAGCCGCAGTTGCGGAGCCGCAGCCGGCACAAGTCAGCGGGTTGACGCCAGACAACATCATTGCCGCTCTCGACGATGCTGTCGAAGCTGGGCAGATTACAAAGACTCAAGCAGCGGCGTCCAGGGCCGCGCTCGACCTGACGTTCGAATTGCCAAAAGGTAGGGACGCGGTCAAGGCAAATACGGAAGCGATAAACGAGAGTTACCAAAGAAAACTGTTTGTTTTCTCTCTCTACAACAAGCGGTATTTTTCTGACAGTTACGTCGTTGGGGAACTTGACCCTGCGTCGCCACTCAATGCCGCCTTTCGTCAGGACGGCGTCTATGTTTCGCCCTGGGGCGAATTTGCACCGAAAACAGAAACTAACGCGCAAGGCAACAAATTCATCACTGCCGACATCAACGGCGACACATACACCATTGAACGGATTCAGACTGGCCTAAACAAGAAGGGCCAACCGACGTACGAATACAAACTGTCGGGCCCGAACGTGTCGTGGAAGTCAACGTTCAAGACCGTCGCGCAGGCCAAAGACGCGGCCCCGAAGGCGATGACGGGCCAAGAACTGCCGAACCTCCAAAACGTTGTCGACTCAGCAGCAGCGCAAACGCGGATAGAACCAGCCGAATTTGCAGGCGTAGCCCCCGCTGACGGCGACCGCGTCATTATCTTCACCTACTCCGACGGGGCGACCGCTCGGTTTTTGGAGAGCAACCTGGCCAAGGTCATGGCCGATGGCGACACATTGCATTTCAACAGGCCGGAATACCCCGCACTCATTAGGCGGAACGGCGAATTTCGTGCTGTTGTCATGCCGCTGCGCAGTGAAGCGACGCCAATGTCGGTGGCTGACGTCATCGAAAAAATGGTCAACGACCCAGAGAGCCCTCTTGCCTTGCCGCCCGAAGTGTTGGCACGCTTACCAGAGGCCCCAAAACTTGCCGCCCCACAGCCCAAAAACCCGACGGTCACCCCCGAGGAAGTCGAGGCCGCCAGGATTGCATGGAACGAGACGCAGGCGGCCGCGGCTGTCGCGAACGACG